TAGTCCATCGCATAGGTCAAATGAGTGAAGATTGTTGAAGCTCTTGTTTTAGTTATGGCATCGAACTTAGTTACATCTCTCTCTGCCATCTCTTCTATTACATGCCACCACTGATAGACTGAAGCTAATGTTTCACCTCTTCGGCTAACTGAGTTATCTCCCTCTTCAGCCTCTCCAGCTCCTGCTCTAAATATTCGGGTGTATTGTTCACTAAATCGTTTTTGAGTGTCGAAAAAAAAAGCAGCGCAGCATTCACATTGGCTAAATTCATCTTCCTCATCTGAGGCGCGTACTTAAGGTGCACATCACTATCATACTCTTCTATCTTATACTGCATGTTAATCTCAGCAGTAACAGGCCTGTAAAGAATACACATAAGCTCAGGCAGTTGGTGAGGGAAGTTCTTACTTAATTCAGACAAATCTAACCACTCTCCAAAGGTCATGCTCTTAAGGTTAGGATGAAATCCAAACTTAATACCATCTATCTCTATGAACTGCTTAAATACCTTCTCATCATTCTTAAGACCATCAGCATAAGCTGTCACAATTTTTTCAATTTGTGTGACATCAATCTTACGTATATCATCACGCTTCAAGCCTGTGATAGCTTGAATCTGACTAACAGTATCTTCACCTGCCGCCATGAAGTCTACGTAAGTTCCGAGCGTTTGATCACTGTACTTAGTGCTTATTATCTTGTCGCTCATATTAAGCTGAATAAGTTTTATTGTAGTAATTTTCTAATCCATCTTCATCAACAAAAGAGGCAGTATAATCTACATTGTTTTGCCCAGCTTCATAAGCCTCTTCAATCTCTTCTCGGTGCATTGCTTTGGCTTTTGGAAATAACTCCTTAAACCATACATCTAATTCTGAATTAGGTCTAAATTCAATCTGCTTATTGAATTCTGATAAAAACCAATCTATGCTACTTTGCTTACTCATACTTTAAATATTTGTACCGTCTATAGTTATGTTAATGCTCTTAATCTCTGTGCTCAGCTCTTGTCTTTCGATATACCCTCTCTGCTTGCCTTGAGTTTTAAGGTAGAAGATTACTGCTGATGTGTTAGGTGCATCCTTAATAGTTACTACCTCACCATCGTGAGTGAGTGCCTGGCGCTCTGCTCCCTCCATCAGCTTCTTAAGCTGCGACTCTGCGAAGTCTAAAGCCACGTTCTTCAGCGAAGCTACAGCGGCTGCATATTCAGCATCATCTTTGAGCCATTCGTAATGAGTCTTGCGTGCTATGCCTATCTTCTCTGCTGCCTCAGTTACGTTACCAAGTGTAGACGTAAGTGCCTGAAGCATAGCATCTTTTTTGAGAGTTACATTTTGTCCTTTGTCTTCCTCTGTCATGCTAACTTATTCTTAAAATGTGTTATTAACTGCTCCATCTTAGAGTCATAGTATTTAGCAAATGTAGTAAAACCTTCGTTATCAGCCTCATAAACTCTAAACATTATACCCCTTAATCTCTGAGATGGTTTCTTAAGTGTATCTTCTAACTCTGATTTCAAGCTTTCAACAGCATCTAACTCCTCACGTCTGAAGCTCTCATCTTTAAAAGCTAAATAACCGAACTGATTAGCTGTGCCAAATAGCTCAGCCGCTTGTGCCGGAGTAAGCTCATTAGTACCAAAGGTAAGCTTAAGAGTCTTATCTTTTCTTGTGCCTACTGATTCAAGCTGTGCTGGTATTAATATCATCTGTTTAGTTCCATTAAATCAATACTATAGTCTTGCAGAGTCTCATCAAGTAAGGCAGTGATGTTAAATAGCATTTCCTTTTCTTTACCTGTTATCTCATCATATTTGAATTGAGCAAATAGCTGAGTTCTAAATTCATTTATGCACAATAGTAAATCATTAGCTTTAACACATCTAAGATGTGCAGCTCTATCTTCAGGTGAGTCTAAATCAAATGTTAAATTAGCTTTCATATCTCCTTTGTTTATTATTCAAATTTAACACCCGACTTTAGCTTGGTGTGTTTGTGATAGCATCCTTTGCGAGGTCTATTACAGCTACTTGCGATAATGACGCGTCCATCCGCAAGGCACTCTTCGTGGCGCTTCTTTCGAAGTGAAGGTACAATTCTACGATCCACAATATAAGCAGCCATCATCCTCTCCACCTTCTCCCTCGTTTAATATTCTTTCGCACTCTTCATTTACTTGCTGTTCTGTCCAGTTAGAATGGAAGGCTTTTACTTGAGCCTTCAAAAAGTTATAGTTATTGTCACTCATTTTTAATTAAGATTAGTACTATTATTAGTGTAATAAGCTTTAGCTATTAGCTTAAAGCAGTTAGCTTATTAGCTAAGCTATAGTTATAGTTAATTAACATCAACAAAAGAAAAGAAAGAAAAAGAAAAAAGGTAAAAAGAAAAAGAAAGAAAAGAAAAAGCTCCCCCAAGAAAAACAAACGTTCACGCTCAATAAGAGCAGTTGCTCGTTCCAAGCATTGATATGATGCAAGTGTAGTCATTGGTTACTGAGCTTTGACTTACTCAGGTAATGGATGTTACTCATCTCTTAAAACAATAAAACCCCAAAGAACGTATGCGCCCGTTCAGAGGGGAATTATTAAACCTTAAATCAATTCTATGTCTAACAGTAATCTTGCGCATGAGACAAATATAAAAATGTAAATTAATTACACGTACTATTGTGGAAAACTATTTAGGTTGTTTAAAACGTAGCACTGTGATGTATATCCAAAAAGGCAGCCATACAAGGCCTGTAAATGCAATACCCACATAAGCGTACCAATGGTAGTTAGATAAGTGCCTCTGATGTCTATAAACGTTTATAGATAGGATTGCAAAGTGCAGCAGAAATCCTGCTAAGTAAATTAGTAATAGTGTCATAGTTTTTTACGTTTAGCTCTACGTTTTTTTATTGGTGTAGTTGTTACCTCTGTTATTGTTTCGGGAGTAATCTCTGCTTCTATTGTAGCCATATCAGCTTCTAACTGCTTCTCTAACTTGTTTAGCAGCTCATTCATGCAGGGAGTGCAGCTTGTAAAGCTCTTACCATCTCTAATGCCAAGATACTCTCTTCTAAGTTTAAACAGCTTAGCCATCTCTCCAGGTGCTAATCTTCCACGCTTACGAATTTCTCTAATGTGTTCAAGCGTTGGCATCTTCCAATCTTTCTCCTCTAAGATGGGCCATAGCTTAGCTGGGCAGTCAGTAGCTGCATAACTCGCCAAGTGATCCACAGGGCAGCCACATGGCTTGAATGTTATCTCACCAATTTGATGAGGTCTCTTAAATGGGTTAATCGCGTTAATAGGCGGACCACAAGTACCAAACTGCTTATTGTATACAGGGCACTCTTTGCACACCTTAACGCGAGCTTCAAAGTCTGTGCTATTTATCATCATATCTGTAGTGAATTTCTAAGTGTTGTTTTAGCTTTCTTAATAGTTCTGTAAAGATAGTTCAAAGGTATGCCTGTTTCTTTAGCTAACTCCTGATAGCTGAAGTCATCCAATGCGTAAAGAAAGAATAGCTCACGCTCAAAGTAGGGCAGCCTGCTGATGAAGATATCTAACTGCTCATTCTCTAAGCGCATGCCTACACTTTTGTTCACATCATCTATGATATCATCTTTCAAGTCATTGCGTATCTTTTCAAATCTTAACCTGGTATAATTGAATGAGCTGTTACTGCATCGTGCAGATAAGCGGATAGCGTTGCTCACATAGTTATTAAGCTTTCCTCTATCATGGATATCTTGAAGCTTATCTTTATCTGATTCTAATATCTTAAGCAGCGTATCGTGGAGTAGCTCATCAGCTAAATCTTGGCGAGTAACAGTAGCTGCCACTCTGCGCCACTCATTGTAGCACTTATTTATTTCTGAGTGATAGGTACTCATCTATTACTTGTTTGGCTTCATCAAAGCTTTTACATGTTACTGCATGATAGCCATTGTTAATAAGCTTTGCCTGCCAGTCTTTCTGAGATTGACTCATAACACCCTTAGCTGTTTTCATTTCTATTGCTAATCCAAAGAATGGACCTTTAGCATTATAGATAAAGATGTCAGGGAAGCCTTTCACGTACCCTGTTTTTTTCATCTTAACAGCCTGCTTCATAGATGTACGAACACCTCCAGCTGAAGCGCAATAAAGTAAACGCGGATACTGAGCGTTAATGTAGTTAATAACAGCCTCTTGTATTAAAGCTTCCTCGTTCTTCATGATTCAAAATTAGACTATTAACTTAATCTAAATCAACATCTTATTCACATACTTATTCACATAGGATTAAGCGCCATATCTTTGGACTAAGAATTTGCTTTTGGTTTAGCAATGATTATTGATTACTGAGATAGGCTTGCAAACGTGCAGGCCTATTTTAGTTTAGATAAACGCATACTTAGTATAGTTGCGATTAAGCTCAAAGTAGGCTCGCATCATTATAGCATCTGCTATATCGGGAGAGATTCCACCGGTGCGCTGGCTGATAGTATCTTTTGATGTTACTCTGAGCTTACCCTCCTTATCAGGATCCACTCGCCTCACTAATTCTAATTCTTTAACTATATCTTCCTGCCATTTAATTGGTAGAGTTATCTCATTCTTATCTATGAGCTCGCCTAATCTAAAGTAGCAGTCTGCTTTTAGATTCATGTACTGAGTACCTCGCACAGCTTTACTACCGTTCATAAACTCCCTACAGCGTAAGCTATCTACAAGGCCACCGCCTACCCCATCAGCATCTGCGAGCACGTTGCTTAGTCTAATGCCGTGTTGGTTCATTAAGCGCTGAATTTCTGCCTTAACTTCATCCTGTCTCTTTTGGCGCAGTATTACAATATCAATACAGCTTAAGCCTTTCCACACACAAAGCACTGTTCTATCTTTACCCAAGCGAGCTATATCGGCAGTGATATATCCCTCACCTACATTCATTGGCTCACGAAAGCATCGAATCAGCTCATCATACATGTAAAGTCTATCACTGCTATTATCGAATTCCCAATCTCCCTCAAGCAAGCGCTTTCTATCTGCTTCCGGTAAGCGTGTTAAGCTTGTTACGTAGCTATCAGGCAAGTGTATATTATCTCCAGGTAGAGCTTGCACGAATGCTCTGTGAGCAGGCAGATTCTGATTCTTGTATGGTAAGTAGAATTGATTATAAATCCATCCCTTCGAAGGATTGCAAGTAAGTAATATCTTAGGCTTTAGCCCGAACTCGTTAAGCTTGTATCGAATACGCGAGCTAACAATAGAATAAGCTTTCTCAGTTATCTCAGTAGCTTCATCTATAAATACATCAGTGACTTCTAACCCTCCTAAGTCAGTCATCATAGGATCAGATGGATAGAGAAATAAATCGGCTAAGATAATTTCACTGCCATTGCTGAACTTAATGATGTGGCTCTGCTGATTATAGATGAAATCTTCGCCTGCTTTTAAGCCTATCTCATTAGCCACTTGAAAGAATGTAGCCATTGTAGTCTTTTTAAGCGTATCTAACTTGGCTCGGCCTATTAATGAGCGTGTACCTGGATATTTTAGCCTGCGTAATATCTGCCACATGCAGCCGAGCATAGTCTTTCCACCGCCTGCTGCTCCTCCATACAAGATAGTTTCAACGTCTGAATCTACTGATAAGAATTTAAGTGCCTCGCTTTGCCTTGTTAGAGGCTTGAAATTGTATTCTATTTGTCGCGCCATTGTACAAAATTAGGTACAATGATGTGAGTATCAACAGGTTTTGTAATTCTTTCTAAATCTAACTGCATTAAATAAGCGCCCAAAGGTTTTGGAGGTCTCATGCGCTCTACGTGAAATCCCATGTAGCCTTCATCATACTCTTCTTTATAGCTTGCTGTTCTGATGTGATGCACGTAGCGCATATTAATTCTATAGCCACCTGTAGTGCTATAGCTTAATTCCTCTACCATATCGGCATGGTGATAAAGCTCATGCACGTGGCCTGCCCAAATGCAGTCAGCGCCATCTATCATAACACCCATACGATTGTTCTGAATTACTCCCTTAGTTACTACACCACCGCCACCTGATCCATGGTAGTATTTTGTTTTAAATACAAATGAGCTGCTTTTGATTCTTTTTACGCGATGCACCCACCATCCACCATAGCCACCCACTAAAACATTGCTGCCTGCTTCTCTGTTTAATCCGCTAACAAAGCGCTCTATTAAATCAGTTTCACAGTTCTTAATTATTGCTGTCTCATGGTTACCATAGCCTACAAACACCATTAAATGAGCGTAAGGCTTAAACCAATCTATTGCAGTGTTTACAAGAGCATCTAAATAGTTAGCTACGTTATGCTCCGGCAAGATATCATTCTTACTTCTACGCGGATCGTACTTGCCCTGCATCGCGCAGAATAAATCTCCGTTAACAGCGAAGTAGATATTTTCAGCTAAGCATTTATCTAAGTGAGCTTTGAGTAGCTTTCTGTCGCAGTGAGGATTATCCCAATGCACATCTGAAATCATGAGGAACTTATCCCCACTTTTACACGTTGTTACTATTACGTTTCTACCCTCGCGATATGATGTAATCATTAGTTATTATATTAGATTTAAGCTCCTGAAAATGCTTTTTGAATTCGTTATAAGGCACGTCTATTACAAGTGCGTTATCAATACCTTGCATAAGCGCTAAGGTGCGCTGGCCTACGTAGTAAGTGCCATCACTTCTAAATTCTACTTCAGCCTGGATGCCCACGCATTTGCGAGCGTCAAACATAAAAGGAATGTTTTCAGCATAGGTAGCCTCATTACCGATATCCTCGGTATAATTCCACTGAATAATATAAGTGCTGCATAACTCAGGTAGCAGCTTCGCATTTAAATCTACTACTTCCTTTTTCTTTCTAAATAGATTCATACGCTATAATTAATAAAAAAGCCCAGCGTTATGCTGAGCTCTCTTATTAGATAGTGGAAGAAATGCTTAAAATAATTTCAGTTGTGCCTTTTCTCGTGCATCCATTTCAGCAATTACCTTGAAAATTTCATAAGCTACTTGCGGAACGATAGCATTTCCATATCCTTTTATAGATTCTGCTCTCCATTTAGAAAAGGTAATTCCGTCCAATTCGGTGGGAAGCCCATCATCTCCGCCACAAATCGGGGATTGAGTTGGGAATCTTTCGAATGATAGTTCTTCTCTCCTTCTTCCATTTGACAATAAATTGATTTCATTGATACTCTTCTCGTTGGAAAATTGTCCAATGAGTTCGGAGGATACGCTCCCTTTGAGTCGCTCACTGTTGGTGTTGGTAACAATCCGCTCTTCGCTAAATCGTGAAGGCCCGCTGAATATGTGTTGTTTTTCTGCTTGCCTATTACTATCTGCGCTCCGCCTTGAATTACTGTCGGAGTAGGCAATAAACCAAACTCTATCTCTTCGGTGTGGCGCACCGACGGCACAAGCTGGCAAAAGTATCGGTTGTACGGTGTACCCTTGAGCTTCCAAGTCAGTGCACACTTCCTCGAAGACCACTCCCCCATTCCAATTAGTAAGTCCACGAACGTTTTCGCCCACAACGTAGGTTGGTTTAACTTCTGAAATGACTCTGAGCATATGCGGCCAGAGGTGTCGCTCGTCCTCTTTCCCAAGTCGCTTACCTGCGCTTGAATAAGGTTGGCATGGGAATCCACCGGTAAGGATGTCAATTGTTCCTCGGTGAATAGTGAAATCTGTTTTTGTGATGTCTTCATAACTTATAGAATTAGGCCAATAATGATTTAAAACTTTGCGTGGAAATGGCATCCATTCGCAGTGAAAGATGTTATCCCATCCCATCCATTCGGCAGCTAAATCGAATCCACCGATTCCGCTGAATAATGAGCCATGATTCACAGCTTCTCCTCCCGAATCTCTATTCTAAACAAGTCTTTAAGAATCTCTATCTCATGATCCTTAAAGTTGCTTATGCCCTGCTCTCTGAGGCAGTAATTACTTTGCTCTATGCCTAACTTGTATGCCAGGTAGTCTTGCTTATATCCGTAGAATAGTCTATAGCATTTAATTGATTTATGGAATGGTATCATTTTTCTCCTTTGTTAAGTTGTTTAATAATGTCAATGTAAACTATTCGGCTCAGCTCTATCTTTTGCAAGCCATCGAATTCAGCCTGTGCGCTTTCACCTAAGATAACTTTGTTACTTGCCTTGAATTTAGCCTCTACCTTTTGCTTGGCTATATCTTCAAATCTTGCCCATACCTCAGGTTCCCACATAGATTTCTTATAGATGCCTTGGCGAAATAAGCGCTGGCAGTTGTACGGTGCAGATATCTCTACCCACGTTTGCTTACCATTCTTATACCTTTCTGCATCAGCATGCAAGTCATCTATAGGATTAGTAGGAGTGTATTCACGAGGCTCAGATTCAGGCAAGATAAGCGCTTTATTTAGCTCTCGCCATACTTTACTCTTATATTCCTCATAACGCTTAAGCACATCGGCCATAAAGCTTATGCTGAATAGATTAAAAGCCTCTACTCTTTCGAAGTCTTTGCCTATAGCATTGTACAGGAAGGCATTCTGCCAATCCTTAATTGTTGTACTTCGATACGTAGTTTGTGTAAGTTGCTGAAGCAGAGTTACTTCTATATCTGAAGGTAAAGCTTTAATAGAATTGATTACAGCAGCCTGCGCTATAAGCTCTCTAAATTCCTGCTCAGATAAAGAATGTAGCTTAGGTGAGCTAATACACTCAGCTATAGCTCTCTCTTCAGCGCTTAGTGAACGACTGAAGCTCTGATGTGCTAATGCGCCCAATCTTTTGCTCATCTTCTTTAGATTTTTGTTGGTTAGTATCTCTTGCTTTCCATTGATCTGCAGCAGCTCGCCAGCTCTTCATGGAATTTCTACCTACCTTCCATCCATTACTCTCGTAGAATGTGTAAAAGCGCTTAGCTAATACTACATCTTGAGTGTATTCGATGATGTCGGCAAGTGATGGAGGAGTGAATTTAGTAGAGGCTGCACGCTTAGATTCAAGCGCTCGTACCCTCTCTTCAAGCGCTTCAATGCGCTTTAATAAGATTGTTGTCATTTGGTTTAAGATTATTAATTATTGAGCAAATATAGAAGAAATCTCTTCCACCAAGGTAGTGCAACTGCTTTTTTTACTCTTGGCTTAGGATCTCGCTGAGGCATGTTCACCAATCCAAGCATATCAGTATCTGCTTTAGGTAACTCGTTGTAACCGGTTACTAATTTACGCTTTGCAATTTTGGTCTGATGGTATTTCTTTTGAAAATCCATTATTCTATAATAATCTTTTCGCTCCAATTTAGGTTTAACTACTACTACAGTTCTGCCATTTAATCTGACAAGAATTCTTGCATCTACTAAATATTTACCCATTGAGCCCTTTAAGCCTACGGCATGTAAAGCATAGCTTAATTTCTGCCCTTCCTGCACTAAGTCAATTACTTTTTGTAATCTCTGCATAGTTACAGGCTCACTCTTTCTTTTGTCGAATTGAATTGTGGTTTGTTTCATGATTATTGATTTTAAGATTATTGAGTTAATTTATAAAACACTTTATTGAGATGCTCGTTATTGAGATGGCCAAGAATCTCCTCTACCTTCTCTCTGTAGACTCTATCAGTCTGAATCATATTATCTACGTGGCTGATTGCATACAGAATAGTAGAGTGATCTCTAACGAATATAGCACCGATGTTATGCAGGCTCATGCTGGTACCGTGTCGAATAACCCACATGCATATCTGCCTGATATCGTTAATCTCACGCACTCGGCTTCTGCCTTTTAAGTTAGGCCAATCTGTGTAGCCCTTATCTAAAAGAATCTCAAGCATTCGATTAGCCTTAGCCTCATTCATGCTCTCGGCTATTCCATTAATTGACTTCCATTTGAGCTCAGGGATGTTACTGTTGTTTACAGCTCTTACCAGGTTATCTATTCTTCTACGTGCATTCTGCTGCATTTCAGAAGGAATAAGCAGCAGGATATCTGCTATCTTTCTATCTATTACTTTACTCATCTTGACCTCCATATGTTTCGTTGTAGTATTGTTCCCCTGAAAAATTTAACTTATACTTATCACCTTGTTCATAAGCATCAATAATCTGCTCCTCCTCCATTTGCTTGGCTTGTTGGAATTTAAGTTCCACTTCTTCCCACAACTCAGGAGTTATGTCGTGGAATATTATATTTAGTTCAAGCCCTAACCATTCAACCGCAGTTTGTTTCTTTTCCATAGTTATTTAGTTTTTAAGTTTTTGATTTCTTGTTTCACTTCTTGCCAATAAGTTACTTCACCTTGTGTATCATTGTAAAATGATGCTAAGTTTAATATCTCATCTACTACAATTAATGCGCTTTCTATGGCAATTTGTTTAGTTTCCGCACCTTTAAATACAAATTTCGTAAATAAATCTTCAGCTTTTTCTTGTGGTGTCATAGTTATAATGTTGAGATTTTAAAGAATACAATTATAAATGTTATTACTATTGCTACAATAGATAATTCTAACACAAGAGATGGGTCTTCTTGAGTTTTTGAGTAATCGTCATACTTATTCTTTTCCATAGTTATTTAGTTTTAGAGTCATTCATTAATTCCAGTATGTATGGTATCTCTTCCTCAGTGATATTAGCAAGCTTGCCTATGTGCGTTACCTTCATAGTGAATGGCTGCTTAATAAATTTCTGAGCTGTGGGGTAACTTACCTCAAGCACTTCAGCGAACTGAGCCACAGTCACAAAGTGACTGCGAACCCAGCTATGAAATGGAGTAAGCTTAGAATGGCATTTCATCATCTGCTGCTTCATCTAATTTAGTATTAATTGGTGAACTAACTTTTACCTCTTCCTCTTTAAGCCATGCTAAGAATATCTCGGCAGCCTCTAACACATCACTCGGCTTCTTGTTGTCTTTACTTGCATTGCAGAATAATACTGCGTTATTTAATGCTACTGATCTGCTGATAGAGTTCTGCACCTCAGGTGATTCTTTGCGCGGAGTATATCCTGATTGTACTATGCCTTTCCCTGCTCCATTAAATGGATTAGGATTCTGCAATTTAAAGTTAGTGCTCTTACGGCCTGTTGGTCCAGTGCGTTCTTCACTTGTGTAGTGAATGGTAGCGCCTACTGCAATCTTTGGGCTCTGCATATCCTTTACACCTACTTGGCCTACCTCTCCATTCTCTAAAACTAAATCGAAGTAATAGATTGTACCTGATGGGCCATTCCAATCTCTAACGAATTTCTGACTTTTTACTACTGACTGATTCATAACTGTTTTGTTTTTATTTATGTATTTACTTAATTTTTCTGCTAACTTTTCTTCCTGCTCATCCCAATCAATTGATGGCTTGAGCTTATCCCAATTAGGTTCACGGTTGTAACTCATGGGGATTATTCATAAAATGTGCTCTCCAATTCTCATAGGCTGTAGTGCCCTTAGCATATTGAAGATGCTGTACTATTTCATTGTAGCTGAGTGACTCTCCCATCACTGAACTCTGCACGCAGATGAATCTGCTTTTAGCGCGATCAGATAACATAGCGGTCAGACATAAAGTAATCGTGCACATTGTTTTCATCTTCGCTTTCGAACTGGTATAAGAAAGTACCATCATCAGGGAATACCTCCCCGTGCTTTTTAGCTGTTGAGAAATCAGTTAGAGAGTAACTGTGAGCAGATGTGTAAAGCTGCCATTTGCATCCTTCGGCATCCCACCGAGATACAATTACCCTTCCGGTAATGTTGTTGTTTGGTTTATTCATGATTATTAATTAAGTTGCTAATTTAAGAAAGTTTTTCTATTTCTATTAAAAATCCTTCACCTTCTATAGAATATTCAGTAAACTCCTCTTGAAATGGCAGAGTCTCTTGAAAGTTGTAAAGGTCAAATAGCATGAGTGCCATCTGCTGAGCTACTTCAAAGGTCTCAGCTTCGAATTGTGTAGGAATCTTTAAGCGGCTGTATAAGCTGATTCTATCTTCGCGTAATGGAGTAACTTTTAAAACGTAGCTCATAACTCTACCTCCTTACTTACTAAGACTGTAGTAGTCTCTCTGAAGTTAATAGCCAGCGTGTACTCAGCAAAAGCTTCATCGTAGGTATCAAATACTTTAGTGTAGCTGCCATTAATTTTTAAGTAATAGCGAGTGCCATCATACTTGGCTACTTCAACAATTTCAAAAAGTGTTTTCATTTGCTTATGTGATTAGGTTGTAATTCTAATTTCTGAGTATCTGCATCGAATGATCCTCCGATGAGTAAGCCTGCTATTAGCATGGCGAGAAAGAGTAGTGCTTTTTTCATTTGCTTATTGATTTAATTTTAGCAAATGTACTACTATATTTTAGAAAAGCAAAAGAAACCTTACTAATTATAGCAAAGTTATTAACAAAGATTTGTTAGTTTAGAAAAATAGAGTGAAGATAATCCCTCCGATAAATGAGATAGGAATACCTATAAGCGCAGCGCTGCGCCAAGATTCTTTACGTGCAGCTTCGGTAGATAGCTCTTGCTGAGCTTTAACTAACTGCTGTGATGTCTTTTCGTTAGTAAGCGCCCAAGCTTCTATAGTCTTAGCCTGATCCTTAATAACAATAGATGAAATGCTATCAGATTTAGATAGAGTAATAAACTGAGTTTTAAGATAATCGCGCTCGGCTTTAAGCTTAAGTAAAGCTCTTACTTCCTTAGTCGTTAGACTGACCAGGGTATCTCTCACCGGTAAGCTCTGCGAGTAAAGAGTGCATGGCTCTGCGAAGGCCGTTCCTATCAAGAGAATCAATAGCATTAAGATTTGCTTCATAGATTTGTGTATTACGTTCTAACTGCTGATTTAATTCCTCTATCTGAAGCATGCGCTGGGTATTGGTAGCCTCTAAGCTATCGATAACGTGAGTTGCTCTTTCAGCTCTGCGCTCATAGCCTTCTAAAGCTTTCTCATCTTGTTTAATACGAATGTACATGAGCTGAATAATCATGCAGATACCTACAGCAGCGAGTATAATTACAGCTGCTTTAATTTGATCCTTCGTCTGTTGTGTCATTAGATTTCTTTTTGTCAAAGATAGACTCTATCACAGTAAGTCCCAAGCCTCCTCCTGCTAAAATAAGCAAGCCGTCAAACATGTATTCAGGAGTCTTGTATTCAGTGAACGTTCCGATGTAGGATAAGTTAATGCAAACAAGTAACGCTAAGATAGATGCAACGCGTTTACTACTTGCATCTCCCTCATTACTGAATATGCTTTTCAGCCATTTCATCTACTCTTCTTATTCATCTTGTAGATGGTAAAGATTGAAGCTACACCTGATAAGATTAAGCAAATAATCTTGAGCGCGAATTCTATATCTAACATCCATGCAGGCACGCTTAACAAAATACTGCTAATAGTACCGGTTACTCCTTCGGCTATTTGTTGTTTACTGCTCATGTAATAGAGTGTAAGTAAATGACTTTTTATTCGACTTAATACACGCTTGAATTAACTCTTTAAACTGCTTAGGATTATTAAGCACTTGGCAGCCTGCGCTCCACTTATCTATATTTTTTGATTCAGCAGATTCATTAGCTCTGTGGATGTTAATACCAAATAAGCCCGTTTCCTCTTTTCCTTGCTCCTCAGCTATACTATCTTTATCAGCATCTCTATAGACTGTAACTTTCTTAGCTTGCTTTAATGCAGTGTACTTGCCTTGGTGCAAGCCTATGACGTAAGTATCTACGTATTGCCCTGCCTTAAGTACTGCTGTGCCTACAGAATTGATAGGATTATTAAGCCAAAAAGTACCAGGATTAGTAGTGCCGGTATACCAGCTTACCTGATCCCCTTGCACCAAGCCTATTAGGTCATCAAATTTATTAGGCTCATTCGCTTTGCTGCGAATTCCTACTATGTGAATAGATGGCCATTTATAGCCAAGCTCTGTGAATTGAGCTTTAAGCTCTTCTACTGTTGGTGCTTTCATTCTTTCTTAATTCTTTGTCGCGTTTAGATAAATAAACTTTAAGCTTGCGCTCATAGTCTTTACGTGTTTTCTCTTCCTTTGTCATCCTTTATTAATTAGTGAAATCTCTCACGTTGAATCTGCTCCAAGCGCTATCGTAATTTCTACCCTCACTAAAAGCTACAGTGCTCTGCCTGTTTACTTTGCGTAATGGGTGAATATCAGGAAAGTTATTAGAGCTGTATTCAGGATAGCTGCTGCTGTTATCACATAAGTAATCCACTAATCTCTGAGTGTACCACTGCGCATTCTCACGTGCCTTCTCTACTAAGCTATCCATCTCACCTTTAGAAATAGCTGTAGTGTTCTCAGATTGTCGAGTAACTAAGTTACCATTATCATGCTTATACATTAAGAATGGATAAAGCTCTACCATGGTCCACCAAGCTGTAGGCTTAACAATATATTCGTTTAATAAAGTCTCATACACTCCTGATAACGTGCCATTCTCTATCTCAGATTTAATCTTGTTAGTTAGATCAGTGCCAAGGTAAAGAGTCATGTACTTATCTTGAGCCAAGTACATTGCAGGGCGAATAAGATTAGTATCTACAGCTTCATTTAATTGAGTGTATTTCTTTAAGAATTCCTCATTAATGAATAATATTTCCGGTGCTATTGCCATGTTCTTTTAGTGTTTAATTTTTATGCTGGATATCTACCATGATTAGGTTGATCATAGGTAGCTGTATTAGCTTGGCCAAATCCTTTAGCTATATCTTTTAAAGGCATTCCTGCTCTTATTGCTTTAGCTACTGAGATTGGATCAGATGACTCTAAGCCATTATCTTTTACAAATCTTCCCTTCTCTCTCTTGCGGAAATAGACTCTGCGCTCGAAGTAATGTTTACAGTTGACTCCGCCATGGTACAACCATACCGAAAAGGTAGAGCCATTGTGGCCCATGTTTGGATTCAGCGTATTAGTATCAGGCTCCATGGCTTGCAAATCCTCATATCTGTATACATAGCCAGCACGTGCAGCGCTTACCATTTGACGGCAAAACTTGCGACTGTTAGCGCTTAGATTCTTTGAATAGCTGTATCTAATTTTATACAAGCCGCTATCCATTTCCGAAGGCTTATCAGGATCTGAGTAAGTTCTAACTGAAGCAAGATTAACAGGTTCAGCTTCTATAAGCTCCCACTCTTCCTCATCTATTATTTCGCCCTTATCTTCTAAGAATTCACACCACCATGCCTCATCTTCATCTGTGAAAACAGGCTTCTCTTGTGGATCTAAATTAGACTTTTTTTTTTGAGAGCTTAGTTTAGCTACAGCGCTTCCTTGTGATGGCTCAAACATTGCTGTAGCTACATCAATAGGAAGCTGTAAGAACTGTACCATAAATACTATAGCTTGTTCTTTAGTCAAAGCTCCTGATGTTACAGAGGCTACAATCTCTAAAGCGCTTGCTATCTGAGCTCCATTGTAAGTAACATCACTTACTGAAGCTCCTGCTGGTGCTACCGGTGCAGGTGCATTTACATCAGTTGTTGCATTATCTGCAACAGTTGGCGCTGCTATTTGTGGCGCTGCCTCAGCTGCATCAGCGAAAATATCATTAGATTCGATGTATAAATCAGCCACAATGCCCATACCTTTAAATATCTCTTCAAGGCTATCTGTAATTATTTTTTGATATGGCTCAATGATGTTACGATTAAAGATACGGTAAGCGCTCTTCATCTCATCAGCGTTGCTACCTAATCCGCCTGCATCACGAATACCAAAAAGCAGAGGCGAAGTTACGCGGTGAGCTGCTAAGATGTTCTCTCTTGACTGCACGCTAAGCTCTTGCCATTGCTTATCTGCATCGCTCATAGGCACTAAGTCTAAACGTGGTGCTCTATCAGCTGACTCGTTAAACGTGAATACTACCTTACCTGCCTTCTTAGCACCTACCATTGTTTCCCAGTTCCTTCTAATAGCCATCTGCTCCTCAGGATCAGGGATGCCATTGTTCATGTGTAAGAAATAGCTTGGGGCCATTCCATTGCTTAAGAATGCTCTATAAAATTCGCTTATATCTCTTGTGATTTCGATATAGTTAATAGCACTGTAGTAATCAGGCTTAGGATAGTAAGCGCTGCCAGGTGTCATCACTCCAACGAATAGCACTTGCGAAGGCTCATCTGCTTTCGTTGTAGGATTGTACATCGGGATAAACGTAGGAATGTTTTTCTTTTTGCGAGTGTCGCTCCAATCCTTTGAGTAATAAATACCAGGTATAATATCCTCATCATTAGCCACTGCTAAACGGCAGTTCTCATAAGGCAAGTGATTAATCTTAGCAATGGTGCTTCTATCTACTGACCATATCACCTCTAAGTAATAGCCGCCCTGCATCTTTGCATCCAATGCTATTGGTCTGCGAATAGTGTTAAGCTTAAGTCTATCTATCTCTCTTTGAGCAGCAGGATTGTTACTCTTAATTTCCTTTCCTGCTATCATAAATGCAATGCTCATAGTTAGAGCAGAGTGCACCGGAGAGGCATAGTATAAATCAATGAGATAATTGCTAAACAAATTAGCTTCGCCAAGTGTTACCCATCCTTTAGGTGTCTCTTTCTCGGTAGCTTCTTGAGGCATTGCTGCACCAAGATTCACTAACATTGGTACTGATGGCTGTGCTATATTATCCATTGTATGTAATGTCATTATCTATTGTTAAATTCGGCTCAGTAAATCGTGGAGTAGTTACATCTTCTACTATTAAATATCCCTTCTCTATTACTCCCTCTACTGCCGCGTTGGTAGGATCTAAATTAGTGCTGCTATTTTGCCCATAAACAATATAACTAAACCGAGCTGGATAGTTAATTAGTAGGCTTGCAGCTGTTGGTGTGTTGGCATTCGTGCCGATTTGAATGGTAGTATACCTATCATTCTCTGCTATCTTAGTAGGGATAGCGTAAAGTTTTTGAAGTGTTTGCTCATTAGTTAATTCGAGCAAGTAATGCGTATAACTATTAGCAAGCAAAAGCTCCCCTTCCTTTAGTGTAAGGTAGAGGAGCTGTGCTGCTGTATTTTTAAGTAAATAAATCATGCCTTAAATATAGCACAATTTATTTTAAAGTGTACCTGCTACTACAGTAACAGTTGCGAAGTCTTCAAATGGAGTATCTCCAGCATCTTGGTCAAGTAAGTATGCCTTATCTTTCTCTTCGCCTGTGAATGTAACGGTATAACCTACCATGTCGCCTTTAGCAGTACCGGTAGTAGTAGTGAATGCAGTTACTTCTACTCCATCTTTGTAACCACACATCCAAATATTATCGTTATTATCTTGTACAAAAAGTACGTTGCGACCTTTAGCGATGTTTTGAAGTTGTAGTGCACGTGCAGCAGTCATTCCATGGAATGAAGCTACGATAGTTTGAGTGTAGAATACTGTGCCATTTTCAATAGAGATTGCAGCCTCTTCTGTGAATGAACCAGTGTTTTTAGGTAAAGCAAATTCGTAAACTGAACCTGTTGCAAGAGCAGTAACTAAGTTACTTGTTCCGTCAATAGTAGCAGTATTAGCGAATGTAGCGTAAGAACCAAGGTAGATTGCTTTAATCCCCCCAATCGATTCTTTACACTGTATACCTATTCCGCTTGTAGTTAGACAGCTCATATCTGTGTGTGATTTTTTTTATTATTATAAAATATTCTTTGCAAAGAATGGGCAGCTATTAGCTAACCCACTCTTTTAACAAAGGAGTATTAATTAGGGATTCATGAATCCTAAGATAGCCTCAGCAGGAACTGCTACTTGTGTACCAGCTCTGAACTTCATAACCATTCTCACGTTATCTGATCCATCAGTTACAGACATATCTACTACCTTAACTTCGTTGAAGTCAGATACAGTATCAGTACCGAAGAAAAGATTCTCAGGCTTAGCGAAAAGAGCTACGTTATCAGGAATACCTGGACATACATAGATTTCGTATCCGTCAAACATTAGAGGATAGTTTGAAGCAGCGTTGAACTGTTGCAAGTAACCTAAAGCTGATAAAGCTTGACGGTATAATTGAGCAGTCTTACGGTTTACATAAAGCTTAACTGAAGCATCACCGATTAATGTTGCAGGAAGTGCAGCCATCAAAGTCTCAAGAGATGCGATTACGTTAGAAGCTGTGAAAGCGTTAGCGAAATCTACATCAGGAGTACCACTCTTAGCAGTATCCAATACTTTCAAAATTCCGTTGAAAGATGTGTAAGATGAAGATTCGAAGTTACCTTGCCACAAAGTGTATTCGATGTTCTCAGCTACTTTACCTGAAAGGTGAGCAATCAAGAAATCTGCGAAGTTAGCAGGGATAGTATCATTAGCAAATCCACGGCCTGTTTGAGCAGCTTCCCAGTCTTTTGCAAACTGATCCTTACAAACTTCAACGTTTACTTTAAGGTCAGTAACAGTCAATACACGCTCAGCCAAAGTCAAGGTAGAGTCTGCATTGTCGAAGTCACAACCCCATGCTTTTACGATGTCAGTAGAAGCTAACGTCTTAAGTACCATCTTGTACTTAACATTCTCTTTTACTGTGATGTAGTTGTTAGCAATAGTATCTCCCGATAAAACTGCTGCGCTGATATACGGCAGAGCTAACTCGCCAGCATATGAGCTTGAAGAAATGGTTAAATTAGTTGCCATTTTTTGTGTTTGTTTTTATGTTTGTTTTTATTTGAGTTTATTAATCATAGCGTAGGCTCTTTGTTGAGCAGTCATGCGATACATATCTACGTGTTGGGTTGGCGCTACTTGACGAGCTTGCTTAACAGTTACTGCTGCCGGTGCTTGTGAAAGCTCTACTATCTTTGCTTCAGCAGCACTAAGCTTAGCTTCAAATTCAGCAATTACGTTTTTAAGTAATCCTTCTACTTGCTCTTTAGAGTAAGTCTCAGCTACCTCTTGTTCTACAGTAACTTCTACTGATGGCTCTTCAGTAACTACCTCTTCAATAGATGCAATTACTCCACTTGCTACAACAATCTTTTTACCGTTGTCTAAAGTGTATTCTCCATCTGCAAGAGGCGAAGGATTGCCATCTGCATCCATTACGAAAATCTCTACTCCCTCTGCCCATTCAGCAGCAGGTGAATAGATCATAGTGCCATCAGCTAAAGCACCCTCTGCCATCATTTCTACCTTTGCAGGCTCAGCGGCAGGAGTCTCTTCTACTGACAATTTCACCCCATGCTTACTAAGCTGTGGAGCGAACTTTTCTAAAATTTCAGAAATCATGTTCATGTGTTATAATTATTAGTGGAAAAAATTACAAATTCGTTTCAAGAGCTGCACTCAATTCAGCTAATAGCTTCTCTAAGTCTTTCTCTGCTACGTTAGTTTCAGCTAATGGTGTAAACCATCCCTCTATTGAAAAGCCTTTAACCTCGCCATTCTTTACAGCTTGCCAAGTAGCATCATCATCTACTTTTACTCCTATCATCCAAGTACCATCAGGAAGCTCAAAGCCGTAGTTATCTCCCTTATCTGCTCCAAACTTTATCCATGATTCTACAACAGTTAAGTTGTTTACAGGCATCTCATGCTGAATGGTGTGATTGTGGTGCATGTTACGCTTAAGGAACTCTTGCGCTGTTTGCTCTATGGTCTCTTTAGAGTAAGTAATAAAGTATTTTTCACCATTACCATCATAACGCACTATAGGTTGATTAGGAATAAGTGCAGGGCCGTATAGCATGCGCTTCTCTCCATCCTCTACACGAGCTAACATTAAATTCTGTTTACTAAGCGCCACGAAATCTACCATTATGGCAGGCTCGCTTACCAAACTTACGGCATACACCCCCATATTAGAATCCTCTTCGCCTAAGCCGTACTCTATTAACTTCAATTTATCATTCATAGGTTTCATTTATTTCAAATAGTATAGCTTCAATAACTTCATCTATAATAGCCTCTGTATCTTGCAGCTCTGTTTTATCTATCTCAGATAGTGCATTTCGAACTCCTCTCTCTACGCACTTTTTAAGTAGTGGAAAGTTTGCCATATTTATTATAAGTGTGATTGGTCTATTATCTTTTGACGTGCCTCTAATGCGTTAGCTACGTTGCCTGCTAACACATAAGTCTCAGTGCTGCCAGGTGCATTAAGTTGCATATTTGCTCCGCTGAAATCTACAGCCGGTGCATTAGCTCCTCCCGTTGGTGCTGTTAAATTGGTAGAATCAGGATTACCGCCACCGCCATTGAATTGAGTTTGATTAATCTTAACTATGTTAGCTACCCCTGCTGCTGCTACTGCTGCTGCTTTCACAAAGTTCATCCCTGTAAGCTGATCTTGTGGGACTGCTAACTGCTGAACTATACCACTTGCCATAGCTATAGTAGCCTGCGCTTTCTGAATCATTTTATTTCGCTCAAAAGCTTTGCGCTGGCTTGCCTCATCTCCTTTAGTTGCTGCCTCATTAAGTGAGCTTAGCGCATCGAGTGCAAGGCTTGCCATATCAAAATTAGCTTGAATGTTAGCCATGCGTAAAGCGCGCTGCTCTTCAAGTAATTTTTTCTCATCCTCTAACTTTTTTAATCTTCTCTCTGCCTCTTCATTATCTGCTTTTAACTCAGCAGCTTTAGCTTCATCTGCATATTTCTTTTCTATATCAGCTATTAACTTAGCTTGCGTTTCAATAAAGAGTAATTGCTGAGCGCTATTTTCCTCAGATAAATTGATAAGCTCAAAGTACTTATTTCGTACTGCATCTACTTCTTTTTGCTGAGCTGTTAGGGTAGCCTGATAAGCCTCTTCTGCTAATCTCTCCTCTTCATTTAATCTCTCCTCTCTTGTTTGCTTTTCGTATTCAGCTCTTTCTGCATCTCTTTTAGCTTTGTCTAACGCATCGGCCTCAGCTTTTTTCTTTGCCTCTTCCGCTAACTGTGCTGCTGCTTTACTCGCCTCTTTCGCTTTATCATTTTTATCTTTAGCAGCATCTGAATCTATTTTCTTAATGGATAATTGAAAGCCTTGGTAATCACTCTCCATTTGAGCAATTTCCATTCGCTGCTTCTCGAAAGACTCTTTAAGCTGCTTCTCTTGCTCAGCAGGATCTACTACTAAGCTCGCAGCTAAATCTACTAAGCCTTCAGCAAGATTAGAGCTTTGTCCTACTGCTGCTGCTATCTTATCTACTGCTGTAAGTAATATAATCAATGGAGCGTTAATCCATTTAATAATACCCTCTAAAATATTTCTATTTCTAACACTTGCATCTATCTGCGCTTGAGCTTGCGCCTCTTGTGTTTGTAATGAGACTTTAGCATTTTGAATAGCAGTCTCAAGCTCTTTCATCTTAAACTGTAATATCTCTTTCTCGCTCTTACCCTGCAAGCGCATAGCGTTCTCTTGCAGCAATGCCATATCATAGTTTTTCTTAGAAGCCTCTGCCTGTAGCTGAGCATTCTTAGCTACGCTACGCTGGTAGTTATCTATACCACTAAGAGCATTTTCAAGATCAGGAAAGAGCTTAACTATCTTATCAAAATTCATAGCTATAGCCACAAGTATACCGGCTACAGCTAAATAAGGATTAGCCATGATAGCTTTACCTATAGCTTTAAACGCATTAACACCTGCATCAGCTACAGCTTTAAATCCTTTACTGACATCTTCAGGCTTAAGCCTTGCTAAGTTGCCACTAACTAAGTTTAAAGATTGTGCTACCCCTTCGAAGTCTAAGTTAAGTAACTGATCCCCTAACATTCCAAATGAAGCGCGAGCTCCCTCAATAGCAGGCCCTGTATTACCCCTTACTGCATCGGCTGCATCATTCATCCTATCCTTAAGCTCACCCATTTGAGCAGATAGCTCAGCGAATTTCTTAGTACCTGGATCGTATTGGTCTTGCTCTTTCTTAAGTGCCTTGTATTGCTGCGCTAATGTCTTAGTGCTCTTATCTAACTGCACCGTAGTTTCATCTACTTTTTGCAGCTCCTGATTAATCTCTTCTAATCCTTGAAAAGTACCCTCATCATTAAATGAGAGCTTTAATATCATCTCTTGTGTAGCCATTATAGTACGCTATAAATTGTTAATCCAATTAAGGCAAGTAGCCCTATTAGTATAGTGTAATTAATAGCTCTTATTTGCCACACCTTGCGCTTAGCAAAATACCTTCCGCTTGCTTGTTTAAACTCTTGGCTTTTACCCTGCACGCCTGAGCGCAATAAAGTCATGCTAAATATAATGTCTTGGTGAGGATTTGTCATATTATAGGTATACGTTGGAATTTACTTTGAGTGTATTGGAATGTCGCGCTAATTACTGCCATTTTACCTACGTGCTTGCACTCTAAATAAGGTGCTATCTTATTGCTAACAACAGGCAAGTGTAGTACAAATGAGTTAGATGAAAAGCCGCTAACAAATTCATGTGTTTTATTAGGTGTAGCTGAGTAGTTTGTTACCTTATCACGCCATAGCATGCAGCTATATTCAATGGCTGCTACATTACCTGTGAAATCAGTAGTGCCGTAATTATATTCCATGACTGAGATATAAACCTTAACAGCCCATACAGTCTCAGTAGGTAGAACTATAGTACCATTGTTAATACCATCTACAAATAGATTTACATCTGTTGGATTGCTTACCATCTCACCCACTCCCATAAGTTGAATAAAGCCATGTTGGCTTCTACCTGGTATAGTTGTTCCGAAGTCGCTTGCTCCATCGTACCAAGTACCACCTCCAAAGTGCACCCCTCTTACATCAGCTTCTGCCCATCTGCCCATTACCGTAGTACCTTCTAAGTTAGGCCTAATAAAGTTACGGTAGCCCATGGCTTGGCTGTAGTTATTGTTAGGTGAAATGCCATGGCCTAAGCCACTTACAAAGATGCGTTCGTTATTATTCTCAATTTCAGCACGAACTACGTTACCCATACCGGTAGCACTCTTCTGATTGCCGCTTGTATTAGTGATATTGCTACCACCAACAGCATTAGGTGAGCTGATTATTCCAGGTGTACCATTGGTTACAGTTGTAGCATAGCATCTGCCTTTATCAGTGCTCCATGTATAGCCGTAATACTCGCAGCATGTTTGTGAGCCATAGCTTAAATTACCATCGTAATCTATAAACTGAACTGCTCCTGTGCTTGCGTTAATAACAGATGGTTTGTATTGACAAAGTGCTCCAATGTCAAGTAATCGGATAAGCTTGCATTTAGTTACTTGCTCATCTGCTACTATGTAATCAGTTAATTCTATTACTCTCCACCATGAATCCTTAACCCATATTTTATCATTAAACTTTAAGCCGAATACATCAGTTACACTAAGCTTAAAATAAGCCTCCATTATTTTCTGCTCAGAATCATACAGCTCAGAAATATACTCTCTCCAATATCTATCAAAAAGCGTATGTAATGGTATGGTCTCTATTGGATGTGGAGGAATTTCCTGCCCGAAGTTTAGATCATTAGTGCCTATTTGAGTTGGTATATTTTGGTAGTGGCATAGTAGCGGAATAACTGTAAAGCTCGCATCCTCTGCTACCTCATCATAAACCATAACTACAGCACTCTCTTCAAACGCTCTCTTATAAAGGATGCGCGGCCCAGGTGCCATAAACTCTCCCTTATCATTAAAGTACTTAGGGATAATATAATTAGTGTTAGGGATTAGATCGCATGGCGAAGCTCCGAAAGTTAGCTCTACTGTAAAATCACTTGTGCTAAAGTCATTGCCTGCATCAGTTAAGCGTAGCTCTCCATAAACTCTTTGAGCACCGCTCTTATACTTAGCGTTTAATACATCTCCCTGCTCTTTGTAGCTCCATTTCAGTAGGCGCTTTCTAATATCAGCAGCAGGAGTAAGCAGAATGTCTTTAGATAGGTCAAGCTTACCGGTCCAATCGTAATCCTCTCCGCTGCCTAAATACTCTACCATTGGAATAATTTCAACAGCGTTAGGCATGTTTGGATTAGGAACTAAAACAGCGTTAAACATCTTAAGAATATCGCGAAGGAAATCTACTTGTTTCTGCTCAGGTGCGTTTTTATCAAAGCTTACAGGCTGCCCTTGAAGCTCACCTGTTACAAATGTTATACCTATTGAGCTATCTGCATTTATAGTTACGTTTTGAGAGCTTCCGGCATGAGCATAAATAAATACTTTTATTTGATCTCCTACTTGTAAAGGTAATTCTAAAGATGTATTAACTGTAAATGGATTATTTTGAACTATATTATAAAGATTAGTTCCTGCTATCCATTCCAATTGTGTTGGGCCTACACTTTGCGCGTTAGGAATAGGTACAATAAAATCTAAGCCGTTTCTGGTTATTCTTAAATTAATATCATAAGTGTGCCATGAATCATTAGAATAGCCTGTTAAATCTACATCAACTTCTAAATTGACATTAAATGTACAGTTATAGTTACCTTGAGCTGTATAAATATCTGATGCAAAGCTATTAGATGGATCTAATGTTTCTACCCATCCAGTAAGCTGCTTATAATATAGCCCACTATTACCTTGAGTATTTATAGTTACCGATTGGTTAGAAGTATAGTGAGCACTAAATTTAGCTTCGTCAGTACTTACCGTACCTGCTACTAATGGATTAGTAACGTAGGGAATGTACATTTCTGTAAGCTCAGTATCTAATGTATCTCCGCTGTAGGTAAAGCCTGCCTCTGTAATAATCTTATTTAAAAGCCATTTAGCCTGTAGAGCTAAAGTTAATTCACCGGTATAAATAGGATTAACTGAGCTGAAGATTCTGCGACTACCTATTGTGCTATCTTCGCTCCAATTCTGCCCTCTATCAGTTAGCGTGTAGCAGATAGCGTTATCAAATAAGCTACCGTCATTAATTAAATTTACATTCTCATAAGTATTCTCATGGTCTAAATCTGAGTAATCTAAATCTTTAAGAAGCTTATCTCCAATGCTGCGAGCTAAGTCTACAGTCTCTCCAAAGAATGCTATAACGAATTCGTGTATCTGCCCCTGATGCGTTACGCTCTGCTTAAATTGGATATGCCCCTCTGCAATGGGTAAGGTATCCACTGATAAGGTAGCTGCTATCTTGCGTAGTACGTTAATCTGAGTAGTGTCATCATTAAGCAGATTAGCGTTATACTGCTGCCCAAAAAAATCTACGTTATTCTTAGTTGCAGGTATTCTGAATTCTCTTGAGAAAGCTCCCCTGGTAGTAAACTCAGAAACGCTATTAAAGTTAGATGAGTAGCTTATGCTCTCATTCTCGTATAGGTCTACTACTACTTGAGTGCCATTATCGGCCGTTACTTTTAGTATTACTGTTGGCCTCATGCTGTATAGTCGTTACTGAATTTTAATGTTAATTCTAAATCTGTTTTACGTGAGCTTCTGCTCTTAACTGCTGTATAATTGTTAGAGTCTATTAGTACCGGTGTAGCTGAGCCATCTGCTCCAATCATGTAAACCGATTCGGAGTAAATAAGATTCTTAAGGTATTCAAATTGTCCTTCTGTTAGAAAGTCAGTTCTAATACGCATCATTTTTTCTACGAATGGGCTACGCTCGGTTAAGCCTCGGTCATAAGTATTAAATCCAAACGCTGTAGTTTCATCTGCTGTGCCATAGTTACCTACTACCTTTCTATATCTCTTACGCTCTACTGAGTAAGAATCTTCAGAGCGTTTAGTAAAGTTGAAGTAGTCCCATCCACCTCTGCTATTGGTCCATCCTAATCGTATCTTCTCGAATCTGCATTCATCCTCTGCCTTGAATACTGCTATTGAGCGTGCAGCTGCTGAGCCGCCACTCTTTCTAAAGTTAATTAAATAGTGATTCCATGTAGAATCTAATCCGAAAATGTCATCTATGTTACCTGGTAGTAGTGGCAGATGGTTAATAGTTCCTGCTGCAATTACGCAAGATAAAGTGTCAGTCTGAATAGGTGTGCCTGCTGCATTAAATTGCACTATCTGCACGTTATTGATAGCGTTGCCTGTTAAGGCTGTGCCATTATCAGTAGGAACAGTTAGCACCCCATAGTCATCAGCAAAGCCTGTTATGCCTATTGTGTTAGCGCCTAAGCTATATTGAGTTAATACGTCATCCATTGCATAAGTCTCTCTAACTAAATCACTCATGATGTAGCTTGTGCCTGATGTAAGTGCAAAGTGAGTAGCAGGATTAGGGTTAAAGCCATCACTAATCTGAAAAGCTGCATTGATTAAAGCGCTGCCATCTAATGGATATTCAGTAGCTTGTACCTCGAATACACCTAACACCTCATACCCCTCTTGTATAATTGTGCTAATGCCTAAAACATTACGCGATGTAGCTGCATCTTGCACCGTTGTAGATGCAAATAATGAAGGCACAGAGTCAGTACTGTTTACCCCTAAATCCATGGCTTGAGATACCACAGGGTTAAGATCAAAAACTAAAGCGCCATTAATATTTGGCTGCACGTAAAAAGTATTTGTAGTAGTGCCATTGCTAACAGTTACCACGTAGCGAAAGCCAGGCTGCCCTATGTTAGAAGATGTAGCCACTACTATAAGCTTCTGCTTTAGTGCAGTAAATTCGTAGGGCTGCTGATGTATTGTAATTGCCATTATGCAGGTTTAATATTAGTTAATTTTCTTGTTTGGTTTAAGATGTAGATGTTCACAGCTTCGCCCATTGCAGCGTTAAGCTCTGTAGCATATTCAGGTAGTGTTTCTAAATAGGCATCTCTCCAATAGTATAGCGGAGCAATACCTTTCTTTTCAATGCTCTTGGCCATAGCGTTAGCTACTCTTCTGCGCTGGTCCTCATCTTTGTTTACTGCGCTCTTGGCGAACTTAGTTCTCTTCCCTGTATCTCCAATGGCACGTAGCTTAATCCTCTTTAAGTTCATCCAATTAAGGATAGCTTCAACAGGAGGCTTAGCTGCGCTTGCTGCGAATCTTGTATCTATGCCTCTATAGTTACTCTCCTTACCTTGCCTTCCGTATTCTACCCACTTAGCGTAATCAGCAGTAGATCCAAACTCAATAGCTGGTACTGAGCCTGTAACATCCATAGAATAAAATAGCGAAGCTGCAAGCGTTCCTGTAGTGTTAGCCTTGCGCTTCTTGCCGTAGCGTGTCTGTTGTATTTTAATGTTAGAGCGTGCACGATCAGTAACGGTCTCTCCGAAATCTAAGAGCACATCATAGAGCGCTCCCTGTTCAAACAGCTCAGCTAAAATGCTCATTCTTTATCTGCTTCCTCTTTAATCTTGTTAAAGAATTGGATTAGTGGTAAGCCAAATTTTGTAGGCATCTCTTGAATAAAAGCGTCTAATTGCTTTAAGTGTTCCTCTGTTAAGTTCATGGTTAGAAAGTTAAGATTGTTACTCCTATCGCGTTTGCTACGCACTCAGCAACCCACTCGTTGTCTGTTCCCCACGCTGCGAACTCTTGTTCGGTCAATGTGTAGTTACCATTGCTTAGGACTTTGCCTTCGTCAGTCTTGAGTTCGTAATATGTAGTGCAAGTAGTTGCGCTTGTTTCGAAGTTGAGAATGAGAACACTCATCTCTGTTGCTATCCCTGCGTTTAGAGGGAATGTGATTGGTTGTATTTTAGCCATTGTATTTATATTTATTTATTATACTGATGTTATTGTTTCCCAAGATGAAGCCGTTCTCACGCAAAGTTTACCCAAAGTAGTATCGTAAACAACCAACCCTGCCGCAGGTGAAGCAATAGCGTTCTTTTGCGTTGTAGTCATTCGCGGAGGAAGGAAGCCTGTAGTTGTAGAATCTACTTGTAATCTTGCAGAGGCTAATTTATTGGTAGAAAAACCAACCATTAAATCTCCATTAATTTCACCTGCACCGCTATGAACAAAATAACCATTTTTTACTACTCTAAATCTTACAGAACCTCCAAGTTGTAAACTAATTAAATCAGAAAGCGAAGCACTCGCTGTATCGGTGATATTTACCTTTAACGCTATTGGTGTTCCTGTTGTATTCCACGTTTGAGAAATATCCAAAGCACTCGTAGCTGTACTTCCTGTAAGCGTTGCAGGTGTTATTGTAGTTGTTCCACTCACCCTTACAGTACCATTTACATCTAATTTGTACCCTGCATCTGTTGTTGTGCCGATGAGAATGTTTCCTTTTAGAGCAGTCTTTGTTATACTATCATTTCCCAACACAACGCTGTTTGATCCTATACCTGTTGCATTGAAACCTATTACTATTTGATTGGTTTGTGAATTGGCATTTGCTTTAGCTCCATAACCAAGAAAAACAGAATTATTTGTATTGGTTATAACTGTTGTACCATCAGCTGCATATCTTCCTGATTGATAACCTATGGCAGTATTCAAGTTTCCATCTACATTGTCCTGCAAGGCACGAACTCCAACAGCAGTATTTTGAGCTCCTGTAGTATTTGAAACCATTGCGTTTCTTGAAATAGCTGTATTTTCGGAACCTGTAGTGTTCGAGTTCAATGCACTTTCACCTAATGCGGTATTAGTAACTAAATTTCCACCACCTCTACCAACTTTAACGCTATTAAATCTCGCATCTGAACCTACAACATCCAACCTATAACCTGCATCCGTAAACGTGCCACCACTTTGAAGAACAAGGTTACCTGTTGTTTGGAATAATGTAGCGTAAGCTGTACCTCCACTTCCTCTTATAACTAAATTGCTTGAGTTAGTTTGAATTGCTTGTGTTTGCGTTGTGCTACTAAATACTGTTCCTGAAATAGCTCTAATACTTCCATTTACATCTAAGGTAACACCTGGCGAAGCTGTACCAATACCTAATCTATTATTAGTATCATCCCAAAATAGATTAGCGTTGTCCTGCGCTATCGTTGTGCCGTTGCTGAACAATACGCTGCCGCTTGTAAGCGAAGGAAGGTTGAAAGTACCTACGCTGAATGTTCTATCTGCTGATAAGTCTTGCGTTGTTCCATTGATCGTGATAGTGCGAGTGTCAGGCACTAAACCTGCGATAGATGGAATGGTAGGCTTATTCAATATCTGAGCATCTCCACTAATTGCATTCCAATCAGCATTGACATTCACCTCTGCGCCTGCTTCAATGCCTGCGAGCTTGCTCTTTTCTGCTGTTGTATAATCTTCAGTAGATAGCCCTTTACCTGCTATCTTATCTACCTTATCAGTTTGCAGCGCTGCGATGTCATCTACTATAGATATGATGGTAGCGCATTCGGGTAAATCTTCGCAGGTGATTCCTACGTTATCTATTAGCTGATGCCATCCCTTTACACCGCTTGCATTAGTACCGTAGTAGTAAGAATTACCAGGTGCTTCTACGTCATTAAGCAAGCTAACATAAGCTCCATTCTGATCTAATGAATCTATAAATTGAAGCGCTCCCCATCCATCACTTCCTGAATCTGTTGGAGTGTTATAATTCCAGCTTGCAGGAATGCTGCATGCGCTCCAATCGTAATCTAAGCTTAGCTCTATTGTTCCTGTTACACCGGTTAAAGTGTGAGTGTACTGCTCTACAAATGGCTCTGCATTAACAGGGCGAGTAAGCAATACATCTGATCCAAACATATTGCCCAAGTAAATCTCATTAATTAAGTCTTGAAAGATTAATGAGCAGTCAGTAATACTCTCTGCTTGGTAGCCTGTTTTATCTTCCTTATCTCTTGGTAAATCTGAAATGAATACTTCAAAGCTGAAGCTGCGAGTGCCAGGTGAATAGTTAATAGCGCGAGGCTTAATGTGCAGCCATGGCCACTCTGCCTCTTTCTCTAAATCAGCTTGGCTAATCTCTCCATGCGTAAACCTTCTCAGCTGAAAGTGCCCTGCTGCGAACTGTCTAAACCTATCTACTATTACGTTGTATGTGTAGTTAATTGTGCTCATATCTATTAGTGGAAATTAAGTAAGCTTTTGTTGTAGGCTGTTAGCGTAATCCATAGCGTAGGTTAAATGGGTGAATATTGTTGAAGCTCTCGTCTTAGTTATAGCATCGAACTTAGTTACATCTCTCTCTGCCATCTCTTCGATAACATGCCACCATTGATAAACACTTGCTAATGTTTCACCTCTTCGGCTAACTGACTGATCTCCCTCTTCAGCCTCTCCAGCTCCGCTTCTAAATATTCGGGTGTACTGTTCACTAAATCGTTTCTGAGTGTCGAAAAAAAAAGCAGCGCAGCATTCACGTTGGCTAAGTTTAGCTGCCTCATTTGAGGAGCGTACTTAAGATGCACATCACTATCATACTCCTCTATCTTGTACTGCAAATTAATCTCAGCTGTAACTGGTCTATAGAGAATGCACATTAGCTCAGGCAGTTGGTGAGGGAAGTTCTTACTTAATTCAGATAGATCTAACCATTCGCCAAAGGTCATAGATTTAAGGTTAGGATGAAAGCCGAACTTAATACCATCTATCTCTATGAACTGCTTAAATACCTTTTCATCATTCTTAAGCCCTTCAGCATAGGCTGTAACTATCTTTTCAATAGTTGCCATGTCTATCTTTCTAATATCGTCTCGCTTCAATCCTGTGATGGCTTGAATCTGTGAAACAGTATCTTCACCTGCTGCTACAAAGTCTACGTATGTCCCGAGCGTTTGATCACTGTACTTAGTGCTTATTATCTTGTCGCTCATAGCTTAAATGTTTGTACCATCAATAGTTATGTTAATGCTCTTTATCTCAGTGCTCAGCTCTTGCCTTTCAATATATCCTCTCTGCTTGCCTTGTGTCTTTAAGTAGAAGATAACAGCTGATGTGTTAGGAGCATCCTTAATAGTTACTACCTCACCATCATGGGTTAATGCCTGGCGCTCTGCTCCCTCCATTAGCTTCTTAAGCTGCGACTCTGCGAAGTCAAGTGCTACATTCTTAAGCGAAGCTACAGCGGCTGCATACTCTGCGTCATCTTTGAGCCACTCATAGTGAATAGTTCTGCTTAAGCCCATCTTCTCACATGCCTCAGTTACATTGCCAAGCGAAGCCGTAAGTGCCTGAATCATAGCTTCTTTTTTGATTGTCAATTTTTGTAAAGGCTGCTCACTCATGCTAACTTATTCTTAAAGTGTGTTATTAACTGCTCCATCTTAGAATCATAGTATTTAGCAAATGTACTAAAACCTTCGTTATCAGCTTCATAAACTCTAAACATTATACCTCTTAGTCTCTGAGATGGCTTCTTTAGTGTATCTTCTAACTCTGATTTCAAGCTTTCCACAGCATCTAACTCCTCACGTCTGAAGCTCTCATCTTTAAAAGCTAAATAACCGAACTGATTAGCTGTGCCAAATAGCTCAGCCGCTTGTGCCGGAGTAAGCTCATTAGTACCAAAGGTAAGCTTAAGAGTCTTATCTTTTCTTGTGCCTA